ACACCTCTTTTACTGTCCCCCAAACTTCCTTGATTTTCAGAAACCCCTGCGCTAATTTTAAAACAGCCGTGGCCGCTTTAGCCGCTGTCGTGGAAAAAGCGTCCAGGTTCTCCGAATCGAGTTCCGGCATTAGTTTTTTCCCGCTTAACATTTTAAAACCGCCGACTATTCCCTTGATGCTCGGCACAATCGCTTTCAGGCTGTTACTGACCGAATCGAAAAAATTAGGCAAGCCCGCCGCCATCAATTCTTTCTGATGCTTCAGCCACTCGCCCATAACCTTGCTAATCTCCCTGATAGAGTCCTTGACCGTTTTGAATAGCCATCTCGGTTATAATTGATCCGAACTCGTTCTTGACCCCCGTCCAAGTATCCATCGCACTTTCAGCCGCGCCGCCAAAGTCTTTCTTTAACCCCTCTGTGATGACCTTAATAACCTTTTCAATCTCAACGCCTGTTTTATTAATCTCCTGAGCGTTGGATGTGCCAAACGCTTTTTTAAGATATTTTCTTGCGTTGATTCCGGCTTCAGACAACTGGTTTAGTTCTTGATTCCGGCTTCAGACAACTGGTTTAGTTCCTCAGCGGATAGTTTCCCTAACGTCTGCATCTGGCCCAACGCACGAGCCACCCTCGGCATTGCGTCTTCACCGAATATGACCGATACATCCACCAGCGTTTGCATAGACTCTATGGTTGGGTCCAGCCCCATTGCCTTCATCATCGCGAACGTATCAACGGCTTTCTGCGTATTGACAGGCATTTTCATAGCCCAGTCATTCAGGTCTTGCAGGGTTTCTCGCCCCTTCCCTTTCGTAAGAGCGTCTAATTTTAATTGCATCTGCTCAAATGACGCGGCTACATTCATGAATTTATCTGCCACGTATCCTGTCGCCACTCCAGCAAGTAGGCTTTTCAATGAAAACAGGTGTCTCGTGATAGACTTTAAGCCCGCGCCCAACCCCTTCCCCATACGAGAGAGAGTCTTTTCAGTCGATTTTGCCGCACGGGAAATGGAGGAAAAAGCCACTTCCATTTGTCGTTTTGCCGTTTTTGCCCCGGAGGCATCAATTTTAAGTTTTATCCCCGGCATTCTCAGTCCTCTGCTGGTAAAACAATAGCATTTCTGTTTCTATTCGGATAAGCTTTTGCAGGTCTTCGAAATCACCACCCCATATCTTGACCCCCATCGACATTGCCGTTAATGAAAGACGCCCATCAACTCGTTCAAACGCATCCAGCGCCTCCCAGGCTTGAACCGCCAGCCGGTTTCCTGTCAACGGTTCTGTTTTTCCACACTCGTCACATGGGGGATCGCCTCTATACGCCTCAGTACACCCCTGACAGTCAACTCCGTTAGAACGTAACGATTGCTGCCAGGAAATCACTTTCCCAGGTTCTCTCCCTCCACTGCGCTAACATTGTCCCTGATCTCGTCTGCCTGTTGCAATATTTCATCAACCAGGGACATGAACCACTCGACTATAAAATCTTTGTTCGCCCTGTCGCACAGCGGGTTCTGAACATTGTTGATTTCTGCGACATTCCACCCGACAACAACTTTGTCAAATTTGTCTTTCAGAAACGCCACGTTATTTACAACCTCAGCGCCTCGTTTGATTTTTGTTGCTTTTCGTAAAAGTCGTTCTTCCTCTGATAATGCCAAAGGACGAATCTCGAACATCGTATCCCGGACCTCTATTTCGTAAGTGTCTTTTTTATTGAGCCGCAATGACATAAGCACTTCCCCCCTCTCTTAAGTAAATGTTAAGCTGGCTGAGTCTTCACCTGAACTACCCAAGGCTTTCACCCCAATTGACATATTGATTGCCGGGGCATTAACAGTTATTTCCGGCACCTCAATTGAAGCATACGGCAAATTCAAAACAGCCTGCGACCCGGCGGTTGACCCAAAGTTAATATCAACATCAACGCTGGTGTCATTATAAGCATCGTAAAAATATTTGACGTCCTGCTTCCGAAGGTACAAGTTTATTTTACCAGAATAGTCCCTTGCTGTTTCAAGGTATGCTGTCGGGTAGCCCTGCGTAGATATCTCATCCTCAATGTACTGCGCCGGATCGCCAAGCGTAAAGTCAAGAGACTGCACAACTTTACCCGTGTCTGACCCTATATCCACCGTTGTTAAGCTGTTGGCTAACGGGTCTCCCACTTCAACCCGGGAGGGGAGAAATGGCTTTATCACATCCGCACTTGACCACCCCGTTGAGATCCCCGGGGAGATTGTTAACGTATTGGTCGAAACATTGACGGCTGTAATTTCATACCCAGCTCCGGAGTTATTGTCGTCTTCCGTGTAGTTATATATTCGCCCGCTGACAGAATATCTTTTCGCATCTGTGACAACTATGGAGGTCGCCGCTGAACTTGCACTTGAAGCCAGCGCATCCGTTCCACACCACCCCATCCACATAAAACCTCCTGACCACTCCTGTTTCACTCCGCCCTGGTTAGTGATTGACGGTTGCATACTTGTCGCAACGGCGCCTTTCGCAAAGAAAACGGTATGGTCTTTTTGCATCCAGATAGAGAAAGAGGGCTTTTCTATTGCTTGCGTGTATACCACGCTTACACCAGAGTTTACTGTTTTAGTCCCGAAAAGACTTTCATACAGCAGATCATCTTGCGGGGCACTGCCTGCTGTTCCGCTTGGGCGCATATACGTTGGGATTGTCCACGTCCCTGCTGGCCTCGCATCTGAAAACCTGTTTAAAATATCCCGGGTGTTGCTAATCTCGTCCGAGTCTGTGAAGTTCGGCATCTGATTCATTACAGCATCGCCTGCCGCAATCGTTTCAACAGCAGTGCCGCCAGTCACTGGAAACACTAATGTTCCAGAAGTTGTTTCCTTTACTAACATCACGACCTGGTTCCGTGATATCGCTATTTCTCCCATTGTAAATCCCCTCCTATCCGTTCCACGCCCAGAATGGGCAGGTTACATTGATTTGGTGCCATGCTCCATCTAAGCCTACAACAGTCGTGTATGGTTCATCAAAGTAAACACCAGCCAAAGTTTTTCTTCTGAAAAGAGCTTCCACCTGGTCCCCATAGGTTATCGCAGTCACAACCCCTTCGTTCAGTGTAGTAAAAATACGCACCATAACAACGCCCCCGCGATGACCCGCAGCGGATGTCGCCTGCCCAACCTCATCGACAAAAGAACTCCCGGGCAAAATAGAAAGAGCCACCCACGCTGTTTCGACAGACGGCTCATATTCCCTGTTAGCCCATGCAATTTCTGTCACAGACCAGTTATCATAAAAAAACTGCCTGACTGCGTTTTCTATTTCTAAAAGGGTTGTCATTCCCACGCTCCGCCTGTATGTTTTTTAATATGTAACGCGAAATCATTCAATGCGGTCGCCACCATTCCATGAGGAGCCTGCCTGCTGGACCCGTTTTCAAGAGCCTCTATATATTCCACATTATTAACAATCCACCACACCCATAAATCGGCATGGCTCACGTCACTAATGTTTTTTCTGGAAGGACGGTCGCCGATAAAAGAGGTGTGATGCCCCTTTTCCGGGACATCCCCTGGGGCCTCGTTACGTGTCAGTATCCACCCTGCTCGCGCTCGTCCAGTATCATGAGGGGTTGTGTCTATAATGTCCGAAGCCACATCATACAACCCTTTACGAATAATTTTACTGGCATCTGCCATAGAGGTTGACACCAGCTTATCCAGTGCTTTTGCGAACTGATCAGCGCTCTCCCATAAATCGCTGATCATTTTCGCACCTGAAGAGTATATGTGACATTGGCAGCATCGCCATAAACGCTAACAATTTTGTGGCTTATCCCCCCGACATCTAATGTTTCTCCAGGTTGTGGCTCTGTTGCGATCTCCGCCTGGCGAATAACAATCATGAAGTCACCCACTTGGATTGCATCGTTGCCGCGAAAACCATCATCATACTGTTTTACAATTCCGGCACATGTGTATGTTATCGGGGTTCCGCCTGAATACGAGTCTGTCACCTCATCGTACACCGCGCCGATATTTCGCGTTAGGGAGCACTCAACAGGAATATCCCCCAGCGTTTTGAATGCTGCGTTGACGGCCATGTCAAGACGTGCCTTAAGCCCCATTTCAGCCTCTCCTTAATTCGACCGCCGCACTGGACGTGTTCCCTAAATAGCGCACCATACGTAAAATAACAGAGGGAATAACTGATTGCGATCCAGACCCTTCTACAGTAAGGTGAATTGCACCGGGGATTGAAATTGAGCTAAACCCATTCAATCCAGATGGCTGTTGTGTGTTATTAGAAAACAAGCTGATTGCCAGCTCACACTGAGCATATTTAAGCAAAACAGGTATTTCGTCAGAATCAACATATACCTCGACCCCGTTCGCTTCATAATCAGCATTGACCCTCGGCCACTCCAACGCCTGGGAATCGTTAGACGGTTCCCCAATCCAATCTACATATTGATCCAGCATTCTGCACGCTTGCGCCAGAGCAATGTTTTTATTAGCATCAGTCTCACCAGACCAATCAGTAATGTTTAACCGCGACTCAAAATATATCTCGGCATCGGCCAGCGAAATGTATGTGTTGGAATTGGTTTTCCCTGTTCCATCTTCAACCACAAGAGTAAGTGCCATTAGCTCAACCTGTTTTGACCTGTGTTAACCTGCTTTGACCTGCTTTGGCCCTTTAACAACCTTTTTATCCGCACTTGCAATATGTAATTTTTTATTGAAATCGGTTTCGTTAATAATAATTTCCTTTTTGTCGCTCCGCCGGAGAACTCTTATTGTCGGTATTCTTGCCATTGTTTTTTTCTCCATGAATCCGTGGGGGGCTGGGCGTGCTTGCCCCCCATTTTTAACAATCATTGTTACCCAATCAAAAGAGCAGTGTGTTCCGGTTTCATGCAAGCGGCTCCCCACGCCAGGCCAACCTCAAACTTGCGCCTGCGATACTCCAGATATGACGCCACCTGAAACCCTAATCCAGACATCGGATCCATAATTTCTACGACATCACGAGCCATATCGCCACCAATCGGCATTGCTGGTGCACGGGTCACTAAATGCATGGCAGACCTGTGAAACGCTATCGCAACCTCATAATCAGAGGCCGCAGTAGTAACAGCCTCAGACCCAGAGGTTGCCGCCATTAATCCCGGCTCAGCTATTACGATATTCCCGGTCGTGCTTGCTCCTATAGAAGCGGCAGTCGTCACCACGTATTTTTCACTATCTCCTGCAATTGTGATGTAGTCGCCGGGAGTCAGAGTAACCGCCCCCCCGGAAGCGGTGGTTACCCCTACCGTAGTCGTCCCAATGGCATTGGCTCCTGTAACTGTGACATTGGTAGTTGTCCCCTTTGAGTGTGTTTGCACCCCGGCGCTCTCCCTGATGTCCATTCCGAACGCAGGTAAAAGAACCCCCTGCCTCAGCGTTTGATCGCTCCCTGCCTGGTTAACGTTAGTCAATTGTGTAAGAGAACGCAGATTTACGCTGGCCGATGTTCCAATAACCAAACTTAAATCGCTGGGAGGAGCACCGTTGTCTTTTAATACCTTCAAGATTTGTGCGGCGGCAGACAAGTTGGATGCGAAAGGTGGCGTCCCCGCTGTGCCGTAAGCTCTGGACGCTGAAACGTACAGTTCACCAAGATCTACCTCCACTTTATTGATGAGTGTCCGCATCGCCTGGGCAAATTGATTCGCTACGACAGGTTGCAAACTGTCACCCATGCTGACCTCTTCTTCTCCCTCCCATCGAATAGGAACATATTCACTGTTGGAAATTGTAATATCCTTATAGCTGATTGTCTGGTCTCCCGTGTCTGGGGCTGTTGTCCCAGGAACAATATCATACGCGACTGCCGCGGGTGCTACCGGGGACCTGACCGTCTGACCTTTAGCCGCGCGTTCCAGCCTGCTGTCCCTCGATACAGAGGGAATAAACCCAACCAATTCTCTCGATACGATATCCAACGCCTCATATAGGGTTGGGATAAGACCTGTAAGTGTGTTTGACATTTTTTATTCTCCTTTGCTAATCCGTCACTTTGCCGCCATTAGAAAAAAACTCTTTGCGTGCACCATGTGACATCGAATCAAATTGTTTGCGTGTTATTTCTTTTACACTTGGAGCGCTGTTTCCGTTCGGCGGTGTGCCAGAGCCAGGGTCCCCACTGCGTAAAATGCTATCCTTCATTGGGTATCTGTTAATGATTTCGTTCAGAGCGGCATCAAAATCCGCTGGGGTTATTGTACCGGGAGCGTTAATTATATCCTCGCCTATTCGCCCAACGACTTCGCCATCCTGCACAGTAAAATGTTTCCCAAAATAAGCCTCGGCAACATCCGGGGGGAGAATCGTATTTTTCAGAACTGGAGACATAGCAAACTTGCTCGCAATTACCGCATGATGATACTTGTCCGTTATCGCATCAACTTCTTTTTGTTTCTCTGATAACTGGTGTGTGTATGACTCTTTTAATTTCGCTGTTTCATCCTCGGGCTTTTTATGACCGGAGTTTTTTTCCATCGCCGCGGTTGCTGTCCTGATCCACTCTGAGACATCGGGAATTTCTTTCAGGGGAGCATATGTTTCCTCCATAGCTCGCAATGTTCTCTTTCGTTCCGCCGCCTCCCTATTGGCTTTTGAAAGAGACGAAAAAAGTCCATCAAGTTTACTGTCGCTATACTCCACCTCTGTTCCGTTTTCAAGCCTGACAGGACCTCCATCGCTCCCTACAGCCAGACTTCCGTCATCGTTTTTTTTCCAAGGCATAATATATCTCTCCTTTTGGGCTGCCGCCCTCGCTGTGCGCAACTGCGCTAATACGTGTTATTGGACAACCCCGTCCCTTTCTTGTTTAAAGCGTAAACCTCGCCACGAGATGTTGTTAAATCTCGAAACGAAACCTTACCGAGCTTTAGCATCTCTGCCCGGGAAGGCCCTATCAATTCTGATTGCCGAGCAAAAGACAAACTATTATAAAAGTCTTCAAAAGACCCATCTATGCGACCATAATCGAGCAAGGGTTTTCCTCCTGTATCAATATTACCCTGGTCTCGCCATGTCCAGTTTCGCATTTTACGTTCTGCGGCTGGCAGAGAAACCTTTCCTCCGGTTATTTCAGCCCATGATTTAGTTTTCCATTTTCTGATACATCGGCACCTGAGATGGTACGGGATGTCAATATCATCGCCCATGTCAAACATCCTCCCGTCTAACCCTATGCAATGCAAACAAGCTCGATTATCCAGGATAGAACACCACTCCCATTGTTTTTGCAAGATGTCCTTGTTTTGCTCCGCCACCATCTTTGACGCCGCATTCTGAACCGTTTGGATATGAGTTCTAACTAAAGAAATTATATCACGAGTCAACCCCACGCGCCAGTTTTTTTCAACCATCTCAACAATCTGTTTATACCCTGCCCCAGACAACAC